GCGTGCTGACGTGCACCCAGGCGCCGTATTCGTGAATGAGCTGGCCCACGCCCAGCACGTCCAGGTGCCGGGCGATGAGGCGCGCCACCTCAAAGGGCGTGCCGTAGGCCGGGGCGATGATGTCGGCCGCCTGGGCGCGCAGGTGGTCGGAGTTCTGCGCGCCGCCGACGGCCTCATTCAGCCATGCGCTGCGGTAGCCGCTGCTGACGATGACCGGGCAGTCGCGGCCGGCGTCTTCCGTGAGCGCCCAGCGAATGCCCTCGAGCATCTGCGCCAGCTCGCGCGCAGCGGGCAGCAGCTCGGGCGGGATGCGGTTGGGCACGCCCCGCCGCGCGGCGAGATGGCTCACCTGCAGCTCTTCGAGGGTGAAGTGCGTGGACAGGCGCATGCGATCTAGCGCGGCCGTGCGGGCAGGCCGCCCACGGCGCGCAGGGCAGCCTCCACGTCGCGCAGGCGGCGCTCGTGGTCCTCGACCCGTGCGTTTTGCACGTCGTCACGCGCGCGGCCGATCTCGGCGTCCTTGGCGGCATCGAGGCGCGTGTAACGGTCGCGCCAGATCTCCTCGACGCGCGCGCCGGTGCTCTTGACTTCGTTCTTGAGGTCGCTGATGAAGGCGGCGAAGAGCACCGTCTGCACCAGCAGCGCGAACAGCATGGACAGCGGAACTTCCTTGCCGACGTGCCAGCGGTCGGCCGGGGCGGGGTGATCTTGGGGCTGATCCATGGGGCTCTTGGGAGGGTGGGAAAGAGGGGCTAGGCGTCGGCGGTGATGCGCACCACGTTCGTGCCGTCGGCGTAGAGCAGCGCGCGCTTGGTCTGCGCCACCACCACGCCCGCGCCGCCGGCGGTCTTGAAGGTGGTGGTGAAGGCGCCGGTGTTGTTGCAGTAGACGATGCCCTCCCAGCGGTCGGGCACGATCACGGCCCGGTTGCCGGTGAGCACCCCGGTGGTGGTGAGGTAGCGGGCGCGCGCCTGGGCGGCGGTGAGCGTCACGTCGGCGGTGGTCACGGCCACGCTCACGTCGTGCGTGAGGTAGCCGGGCCGCCACGGGGCGCGCAGGTCGCTGTAGCTGGTGACGGTGCTGGCGCCGGTCACCACGGTGTAGAGCGGAATGCGTCCCGCGGTGAAGCCGGTGGTGTTGCTGCTCACCACGCCTGCGCGGGTGGCTTCCACGTAGTTCGTGCTGCTGGCGGCGAGCGTGAGCGTGCCGTTGGCCACGGCGGTGAGCACGCCGTCGACCTCGAGGTCGCCGCCGTAGTAGCCCCAGGTGAGGCCCGTGCAGGTGGTGGCGCGGCGCCCGAACAGGGTGGCCGGGCTGCCCGCGTCGAACAGCTCGTTGGCGGTGGTCTCTTTGCCTGCCTGGCCCACGGTCAGCAGGTCGAGGGTGGTGGTGCTGTCTGCCATGAGGGCCTCAGGTGATGATGGTCAGGTCGTCGACGTAGCAGTTGCCCACGCTGGCGTAGACGCGAGCGCCAAACTGCCCCGGGGCGGCGTGCGTGGCGTCGGTGACATCGAAGGCCAGGGTGCCGTCGATCCACGCGCGGTGGCGGCTGCCCTGCACTGCAATGGCCAGCTCGTACCAAGTGCCGGCCACCTGCGTGCGCGCGGTGCTGGTCACGGGGGTGTAGCTGCCGGCGCCGCTGTTGGAGCCGCGCCCCAGATAGACGCTGGTGAGGTTGATGCCGGCGAAGTAGGCGAAGGTGTCGTTGGCATTGACCCAGCTGGTGGTGCGGTACACCACGCCCAGGTCGCACGAGCCGCCCAGCCGCACGCGGCAGAAGAGCCAGAAGTTGGCCGCGCTGGGCGCGAAGTCGAAGCGCACCTTGGCGTCGGTGGCGGCCGCGCTGAGCAGCTGCAGGCAGTAGTTCCCGCCTCCCAGCGAGGCGATCTGCTGCTGCGGCGTGCCGGTACCAAACAAGGTCTGGCTGGCCAGGCTTTGGTCGTCCCAGTTGCGCACCGTGCTGGCCACCGACAAGGGCAGCACGCGCCGCGCCGGCCAGCCGCGCCCCACGGAGCCGCTGCGCTGGTAGGCGCGCGCGGTAAGGCTGGCGGGGATCTGGCCCAGGGCGGTGCGCAGTTCGAGCCAACTGACGGCCTGCTCGGTGACGGCCAGGTCGGCCCAGCTCTTGACCACCACGTCGCCCGCGCCCAGCAGCTCGAGGTCATAGAGCTCGGCGGTTTCGCTGAGCGGCGCGTCACCGAAGTCGCGCCAGGCGTAGCCCAGGCGGTTGCTGCGGCGCCAGCGCAAGGCCACGCCCTCGGCGGTGACGGCGGCCGCCAGGTGGGCTGGCGCAAAGGGCTTGAGGCGCGCGCCGGCCAGCGTCATGGCGCGGGGCGCGGCGTTGGCCAGCGGCTCGCCCACGCTGGCGGCCTTGAGGGTGCGGGCGCTGCCCACGTCGGCTACGCCGGCGGGCACGTCCACCAAGGCAGTAGTGAGCAGCACGAAGCGCTCGCCCGCCGCGTGACCGGCCATGGCCCACTCGGTGCCCACCCGCCCACGCAGCAGGCCGCTCAGGCGGTAGCGCCCCGCGGAGAGCAGCGTGGCCACGCGAAAGACGATTACCTCGCTGCCCAGCACGGCGGCATTGGCGCCGCCCAGGGCCTGGGCGCGGGTGATGCTGGCCAGCGTCACCGCCGGGCCCACCGCCACGTCGACGGTGCTGGCCTCGTCGAACACGTTGCCGCCGGCAAAGTCGGACAACGCGGTCTCGGCCGCGCCGATCACTGCGCCGCGGCCGCTGGCGGCCACCTCGGTGAAGCTCGCGCCGTCGGGGCTGTCGAACAGCACGCCGCCGCGCCAGGCGCTGGTGTAGCCGGCCAGCGCGGCGTAATAGCCGGCGTTGTCGTCGGCATCGCGCAGGGGCGGCAGGTCCAGCACCTCGAGGCGGGTGGGCCCGGCCAGCGCGGGGCTGTTGCCGGTGGCGGCCACGGTGCCGGCGGTGGCACTGGGCGAATACAGCGCGGCCTCTTCGTCCACCACTTCCAGGCGGATGCCGGCGCCCAGAGCCTCGGCCTTGCGCACCACGCGCAGGCGCGCGCTGCGGGTGGCGTCGGCCAGGTCGATCACGTCGGTGGGCTCGAGTGCCGCCCACTTGGGCATCACCGCGAGGGTGCGCGCGGTGCGGCCCATCCAGGCGTCGGCCAGGGCCACCTGCGCGGCCTGGGCGGCGCGCGCGTCGCTCAAGGCCAGGGGCAGCTCGAGGGTGCGCAGCGCGTCGCCGGTGAGCGAGCCGCGCACCGCGAGCTGGCTGCCCACGCGGTAGTCGCTGGCCGCGGCGGCGTAGGCCACGGCCACGCGGGCGGGCAGCGCGTCGCTGTGCTCGCGCTCGGTGCTCACGGCGGCGCCGGCGTCGTCGGCCACCAGGTCGTCGAGCGTGAGCGCGGCCACCGGGGCACCGCCGCGCGGCACGAAGCGGATCTTGTCGCCGCTTTCCACGGCGTCGAACCAGTACGCGGCGCGCAGGCTGTCGAGCATGCTGCGGCCACTGCCGCCGCGCGTGTAGGCCACGCCGTCGACGGTGCCGGTGAGCAGGGTGGTGTCGATCTGCCCGGCGGTGAGCCCCGCACGGGCGCAGATGCCGGCGACCACGCTGGGCAGAGTGGGGGCGGTGATGGCGCTGCCGGTGATGCGGCGGTAGACCCAGAGCAGATCGGCGGCGGCGATTGCCACGATGCCGTCGGCCGCGGCGATGGCGAGGGTGCCCGGCGTGAGGGCCTCCTTGATGCCCCACAGCGGCTGGTTGGCTTCGTTGCCCGCGTAGATAAAGCGGGCCTCGAGCCGCAGCACGTTGTCGGCCCCGATGACCTGCGCGTCGACGGAGTAGTTGTTCGTGCGCGCCACGGCCCATTGGCGGCGCCAGTTGCCGCGCTCGAGCGCGCGGGCGTAGGGATCGACGGCGGCGGTACCGGTGCGCGCCACGCCGAAGGCGACGGTGGCGGTCAGTGCGGCGTCGATCGAGCCAGCATCCACCGGCGCGCCGGATTCAAGGTCGATGGCGAGCCATTGGTCGGGCCACAGCGCGCCGATGGCACCGTGCAAGACCACGGCAGTAGGCTCCTGGTCGCCCAGGGCGCAGGCAAAAAGCTCGCGGCCTGGCAGCAGCGGGGCGAGCAGGTTGGCGGAGTCGGCCGCGCCCACCGCGAGCAGGCCCAGGGGCGCGCCATCGGTGGCGCCAATCACGCCCGCGCGGGTGTACACCGGCCGCGCGTCGGGCCCGTAGCCTGCAAAGCGCACCAGGCCCACGTCGGGCAGCGCTGGCGGGGCGGTGGTGATCTCGGAGCCGGCGGCGCTGCCGTCCCAGGGGCTGCGCAGCTCGGCCAGGCTGGCGGTGCCGTCGGTGATGGCCACCACACCCGGGGCCAGGCGCGCGATCCAGGGCGCGGCGTAGGTGCGGCCCAGCGTGGCGGGGGTGAGCAGCACGCGCTGCGGGTAGTCGGCGCCGACGCCGGTGACCACCTCGAAGTCGAGCTGGCGCGGAAGCGCGTTGCCAAACTGCTCGAGCGGCATGTTCTCGAACACCACGTAGCACAGGCCGCGGAACGCGGGCGTGGTGCCTACGCCCTGCGCGGCCTCGATGGCCGGGTCGGGCAGCTGGCTCTCGGTGCCCAGGTAGACGCGCATGCCGCTCACCGCCACCCAGTTGCCGCTGGCCACCAGGGCCTCGGTGTTGGCAGGGTTGCGCACGTCATAGACGCACTGGCCATTGGCCCAGACGCGGGTGATGGCCGCCACCGGGCCCTCGCACACCGCCACCGCGAAGGTGCCGGTGTAGCTGTAGCTCACCTGCGTGGCGCTGGGGCCGCCCTTGCCGCCGAGGTCCTCTTCGGTGCGGATCTCGCGCAGGTTGGCAGCCCAGACCACGTTACCCGGCACGCGCATCGCCCCGTACACGATGGGGATGGGCACGCCGTAACTGCTGCCCATGACGCGCAGGTCGTCGAGCCGCGCGCCCTCGACGTTGGGGCCAGACTCGGGGAACAGGAAGCCGCCCGCGGCGGCGCCCAGGCTCCAGCCGATGCTGGCGCCCACGCCCCCGCCAATGGCGAACCCGACGGCCGCGCCAACAACGCCAACGGCTAGACGGGCCAAGGTGCAACTCCAGGCAGGGCGTAAGCGGCCACGAGGCGGGCGCGCCAGGTGTCGTCGAGGCGGTGCTCCACGACGCGGCGATCGGGCGCGTGGGCGTGGATCAGGGTCAGGTAGCCGGGGCCGTCGCCGACGATGCCCAGGTGCTGGGGCGCGGCGTCGAAGCGGAAGAGCAGCACCTGGCCCGGGCTGGGCACGAGCTCGCCGGTGACGAGCGACACCGCATGCGGCAGCGGGCGCAGGTGCGCCTCGCACAGCTCGCGCAGCATCACGCCATCGGGCCGGCGGTCATACGGCGGCACGGACTGCGGCACCGCCAGGCCCAGCGCGCGGGCCACGCCCAGCACCAGGCCAGCGCAGTCGCACGCCACGCCCTTGAGCGCGGCCTGGTGCTGCCAGCGCGTGCCCAGCCAGGCGCGCGCCTCGGCGACCACGGCGGCGGCGGCGATCATGCCCCGCCCACTTGCACGATGGCATCCGCCCCCGGCACCCAGGGCTCGCCGCGGAAGTTGAGCGCGTTGCTGAACTTGCTGGCGCAGGTGGCAATGGTCTTGTCGCAGCCGGGGACGAGGCTGTAGGCGTCGCCCACCGCGGGGGCGTAAGGCAGCGGGAACAGCAGGCTCAGGGCACCGCCGGCAGTGTGCGCCTTGACCTCGCTCTTGAGGCCTGCATTCAGGCCGCTGGTCCAGGTGAGCACGCCGCCGCTATAGGTGCCGGCGGCCTCGGCGCGGGCGCTGTCGGCCACCGCGCTGCGGCTGGTGGCCGCGGTGAGGGTGCCGGTGACGGTGAGCGGGCCCAGCGCCACGGTGCAGCGCGCGTCGCCCAGCCGGGCGCGGCAGGTGGGCGTGGTGACCTGGTGAACGGTCTGCTGCAGGCGCGCGAGCAGGCCCATCAGCTCGACCTGCAGGCGCACGGCGCCGCCGTCGGCCGCGGTGACGTAAATCACCCGGCCCAGCCAGCCAGTGCGCTTGATGCGCACGCCCAGGGCGGGGTTGGACCAGTCGACCTCGGCGAACACGATCGCGGCGTCGTCCCAGACGCCGGCGTCGATCTGCGCGCGCTCGGCGGCGGGCAGGCCGGCGATGGTGACCTCGAGCTGGTCGGCATTCAGCCCGGCGCTGCTTTGCACGCTGCCGGCCTCGAAGGGCGCGGCGGTGGCGACGTACACCTGGCCGGCGACGGTGAGGTCGCGGTCGTGGTCGGTGTAGCGCAGCACCGTGCCATTGGTGAGGGTCACGGTCCACACGTGCGCGAAGGCCGTGACCTGGGCGGCGCGCGGCGTGGCGAGCGGGTCGGCCTGCACGGCTAGGGCCTGATCTCGACGATGGGGATGGCCTCCCAGCGGATGCGCAGGCCGGCGGTGGTGCGACTGTCATTCACCGCCACCATGCGGTCGGTATCGAAGCGGGCGGGCACGTCGAACTCGCCGGACCAGGCCAGCGTGTCGGTGACGCGCGGGTAGCGCCGCCCCACCCCGCTGCCCGGGGTGATGGTCTTGCCGGCGGTGTTCGTGCTGAGCGTGTAGACCGCGCCGGCCACCGCGCTGATGGCGTGGCTGGCGTTGTTGAGCAGCGCGGCGTCGGCGCCCGTGAGGCCGGTGAGGTAGAGCCGGTCGCCAATGCCCAACGGGGTGAGCGCGGCGGCGAGCGTGACCTGGGTGGTGGCGCCCACGGTGACGGTGCTGACCGTCTGGCTGGCGGCGGGCTGGAAGGTGACGATGCCGGTGGTGGTGTCGAGCGCGATCTGGCCCGCGCCGCCGCCAAAGGTGACCGCGCCGCCGGCCAGCTGCACGGCCACGGTGCCGGCCACCGGCTTGGCGATGGTGCGGTCGTCGGTGGTGGCGTCGAAGGCGTAGCGCTTGAGCAGCTGATACGCGGGCACACCGTAGCCCAGGCCCGGCGTGCCCACCGGCGCGCCGGCGGCGTTGAGCGGCTGCAGCAGGCCCTCGGTGAGGGCGACCTGATAGTCGGTCCAGTCCTTGAAGCGGAAGCCGATCAGCTGGCCCTTGACCACGCGGAAGAAGGCGCGCAGCGGCGCCCACTCGGCCGGCAACTTGGGCACGTGCCCCACCGTCCAGGCGTGACGCTCCTGCGCCCACGCGCCGTTGCGCGACTCGCGCCCGCTGACGCTGGTCACCACGGAGGTGCTGTAGCCGGGGCCGCCCTCGGCCTCGAGGCCGATGCGCGCGGGGAATTGGACTTCAAGGAAGGGGGCGGGCATGGCCTAGTGGGCGGTGGCGGCGCAGCTTTCGAGCAGCGCCGTGTAGACGGCGACGGCCTGCTCGTGCGTGGCGTAGCGGTGCAGGGCGAGCGGGACCATGCTTTCGGTCATCTCGGCGATCGTGGCGGGCAAGGCCTCGACCGGGGCAAGAAACAGGCGATCAGCCACGCGCACGCACTCGACGGCGGGGCGCGAGCGCATGGCTAGTTGTAGCGGGCGTTGGCGCGGACCAGCACGCGCGAGACCTCGGCCGCGATCTGCGTGGCGCTCTCGCGCGTGGTGTTGCCGGCCACGGTGATGTTGATCACCTGCGAGGATCCGCCCGCGCGCACCGGGGCCACGGTCATGCCGCTGGCGCCGCCGAAGGCGAGCTCGGGGCCGCGCTCGCCCACGATGCCCCACTGGCCGCGCGGGATGAGGCCGCCGTCGGCAAAGCCGCCCGCGAACAGGCTGCCGATCTTGCCGAACAGGCCCTCCAGGCCCGCGCCTGCGCTGCTGAACGCCTTGCCGAAGCTGCCCACGAGGTCGCCCGAGCTGAAGGTGCCCTTGATGGCCTCGGCCAGGGGCTTGAGCACCAGCAGCTGGGTGATGAGCTGCATGATGTCGGCCTCCAGGGCCTTGAAGAAGGACTTGGAGTCGCGCGGGTTCTTGAGCCAGTCGCTGACGGCGCTGGTCATCACCAGGGCGAACTCTTCGGCCACGTCCTGGGTCTTTTGCATCTCGTCGCGGATGCCGGCGATGCCCTTGACGGCGCGCTCGGCCTGCTCGGGCGTGAGGATGCCCTCGCGGATCATCTTGTCGAGCTGCTCGGTCTGCGATCGCTTGCGGTTGTCGTCGGTGATGCCGGCGAAGTCGAGGATCTGGTCGCGCAGTTGCTTCTCGGCCTGGGTCTGGTCGCGGATGGCGTCGGCCACGACCTTGCGCATATCGGCTTCGTTCTTGAGCTCGTCGGC